GAGCTGAGACAGCTAGATACACAGATGAAGAGCGTTGGGTTAAGTCTTATCGTAATTACAGGGGAATATATGGCCCTGATGTGCAGTTCACCAGTACTGAAAAGTCTAGAATATTTGTTAAAGTAACTAAAACTAAAGTATTAGCTGCTTATGGGCAGTTAGTAGAAGTATTATTTGGTAATAACAAGTTTCCTATCTCTATAGACCCTACAACGCTACCAGAGGGTATAGCAGAAGCTATGCATTTTGAGTCCAATCCAGAGATGCAGAAAGCCAAGGCTGATAAAGCCCCTGAGATTAGCCCTGAGGACTCCAAATTACGACCAGGAGAGACTATACCAGAACTTATGGAACGATTAGGTGGTTTAGCCGATATAATGGCCCCAGTATCCGATATTATGGAGGAAGGTGAAGGTAGAACTGCTACTGAAGTTACCGTACATCCTGCGATGGTAGCTGCTAAGAAGATGGAAAAGAAGATACATGACCAATTAGAAGAATCAGGTGCATCTAAGAAGCTTAGAACAGCTGCATTTGAATGTGCTTTGTTTGGTACAGGTGTTATGAAGGGCCCTTTTGCTGTAGATAAAGAATATCCTAATTGGGATGACGAAGGTAATTATAAACCTCGTGTTAGAACAATGCCTCAGTGTGATGCTGTTTCAGTATGGAACTTCTACCCAGACCCAGACGCTAATTCAATGGATGAAGCGGAGTATGTTGTAGAACGTCACAAGATGTCTAAGTCACAACTACGTGCACTTAAGAAACGTCCATTCTTCCGTAAGAATGCAGTTGATCTTGCTATGTCTTTTGGTAAGTCTTACACTAAAGAATGGTGGGAACAGGCTATGGAGGACGATGGGCAAGAAACAACTTCAGAGCGTTATGAGGTACTTGAGTTTTGGGGTTATGTAGACTCAGAAGTATTGGAAGACCATGATGTTGATATCCCATCAGAATTAAAAGATGTAGATCAACTTAACTGTAACATCTGGATTTGCAATGGACAAGTAATACGTTTAGTTATGAATCCATTTAGCCCTCAGATAATTCCATATTATGCTGTACCATACGAAGTAAACCCTTATTCATTCTTCGGTGTTGGACTAGCTGAAAACATGGATGATACACAGTCTTTAATGAATGGTTTTATGAGAATGGCGGTAGACAATGCTGCACTATCAGGTAACTTACTAATTGAAGTTGATGAAAACAATCTAACTCCAGGTCAGAATCTAGATATCTACCCTGGAAAAGTCTTCCGTAGAAACGGAGGTGCTCCAGGTCAAGCCATCTTCGGTACTAAGTTTCCTAACGTATCTAATGAAAATATGCAAATGTTTGACAAGGCACGTCAGTTATCTGATGAATCAACTGGTCTACCTAGTTTTGCTCACGGTCAGACGGGTGTATCTGGTGTTGGACGTACAGCATCTGGTATTTCTATGCTTATGTCAGCAGCTAACGGCTCTGTTCGTACAGTAATAAAGAACGTAGATGACTACTTACTTGGCCCTCTAGGTAAAGCCTTCTTCTCATTCAACATGCAATTTGATTTTGATGAAGACATAAAGGGCGACTTAGAAGTTAAAGCACAGGGTACATCATCTCTGATGGCTAACGAAGTTCGTAGTCAAAGACTAATGCAGTTCTTACAAGTTGTACAAAATCCTGCTTTAGCACCTTTTGCTAAAATGGATTATGTTATACGTGAGATTGCTGAGTCAATGGACTTAGACGCTGATAAGGTTGCTAACAGTTTATCTGAAGCAGCAGTACAAGCAGAGATACTAAGAAAGTTCCAAGAGGCTAACCCACCAGAAGTAGACCCTAATGCAGAGGCAGCAGCAATGCAAGCAGCTATGGGTGCTAGCGGCGGAGCCCCTGATGCAGGTGCAATAAATGTAGGTGGTGCTCCAGTGCCAGGAGAACAAGGTTTTTCAGGAAACACTGGTCAAACACCAATTTAATTAAGGTACTTAAATGATTCTCAAACAATTAGTAAATGATAAAACACTGTACGATGCTTTTGTAGAAGAGTTGGATATACGGATTAACTTCGCATATAAACAGTTAGAACAAAGGAATGAACCCTTGGAACTACACCGACTACAAGGTGAAATAAAAGCATTGCGTAGCTTGAAACAATTACGTGATAAAATCAACGGAGAGAGAACGGAGACATTTTAACAATGATGGATAAGAACAATAAGCTCTACGAAGAAGGTGGTTTAGCTACTGACGGTGTAGATGTAGACCCAGTGTCAGGTAATGATGTTCCTCCTGGTTCTAACGCAGAAGATGTAAGGGATGATATCCCTGCACAACTATCGTCTGGTGAGTACGTTGTACCTGCTGACGTAGTTAAATACTTTGGTGTAGCTCACTTTGAAAAACTAAGAGCTAAAGCTAAAGAAGGATTAGAGAGCATGGAAGAGGAAGGTCGTATGGGTGGTGAACCTATAGAAGAAACTCCTCAAGGTGTGTCAGATGAAGATTTAATGAACCTAGATGGTTATGCAACAGGTGGGATGGCAATGAAAGACTCAGACGTAAATAACATTATAGATAGAGTGAAGGCAGCTGCTAAGTCTGACCCTTCAGTATCTAATCTATTAAAAGCAAAAGGTATCTACATGCAAGACGATAATGTAGGGCCAAAAGTATCGGGACAAGCAGGGCCTCGTAAATATAATGAAGGTGGCACTACTGATTTAAACGCAACAGGTACAACAGGTAACTTTAATCCTTATACATACACTCCAGGGTTTTCTGTTGAGTCAGGAACCACAGGTACAGCCCCTACAGTCGTTGGTGCTCCTGCAGTTCCTGAAGTTCCTACAACTGCAGTGAGTTCAACACCTGCGCCTGTACAGTGCCCAAGTGGTTACACACTAGACCCAGTTACTAACTCTTGTGTACCTATTACAGGTAAGAGTGACAGTAAACCACCACAAGTAGACCCAGAAGCTTGGATGAAAAAGTATGACTACACAGACCCTGCTGTACTTATGGAACAGTCACTAGATACACTCAACATGGGTGAGACAGAAGAAGAGCAAGGTTTCTTAGAAAAAGCTGCAGGTGTAGTATCTGGATTCTTTGACAATGGTATCTTTGGTAAAATATTTAAAACACAGAAACATGCTGAAGTATTAGCTAATGCGTCTGTACTAGAATCACATGGTTATACAGACGAAGCTGCTAAATTACGTGAAGCTGCAGGTGGTTATGCTGAGTCTAACAAGTTAAAGTTAGGTGGGTTCTTTGACTCAACTACAACTTTAACTAAAATGGCAATGGGTGCTTATGGTATGACTGAAATGATGAAGGGTGGAGGAGACCGTATGGCGACTAACACTAAAACTAAAAAAGCTGATGAGTCGCCTGACACAAACACTCGTTTTCTCAAGTCATCTGGTAAGGAATACCGAGATGCAGGTTTAGCTCTAGCTCGTAAAATAAAGGACTACAGCCCTAGTACCCAAGCTGCTCTTCAGTCTAAAATAGATAGCGGTGATGCTAGAGGAACATCTTGGAAGGGCGGTTCTGTAGTTACTAATCAATCTAAACCAGGAATAACTTCTAAGAACACATCCGGCCCTGCAGGTCAAGGTATGCCTTCATCTTCTGCACCTAAGTCTGTAGCTCAGCGTAAGGAATCAGCAGCCAAAAAGTACGGTGGTTTAGCTACTGGAGGTAGAGCTACTGGTGGGTTAGTAGATAAAAAGACTAAACTAAATAAAAAAGGTTTAGCTTCTAAACCAACTAAAAAATAACAACACTAAAGGTAGGGGCGAGCAGCCCTTATCAACTCCTAAATAACTAAGGCCACTCAGCTACGGCTGACCCCAACATAAACAAAAGGATGTATAATATGGCTCAAGAAATGGTAAAAAAAGTAGACACCAACAAGGCAATGATGTCAAGAGGTACTAACTACGCACTTAAACAGTCTCGTATGAACAAAGACGAGGAAGAATTGGAAGCTTTGTTAGCAGAGCATAAAGGTGAAGAAGTAGAAATAGAAGCAGAAGAAGAGTCTTCTGAAGAAGTGACAGAAACACCAGTAGAAAAACCAGTAGAGTCAGAAGAAGAAGAAGAGTCTGATGAGAACTTAAGTAGAGAAGAGAAGTCCTTCAAGAAGCGTTATGGTGATCTCCGTCGACATATGGCTGACAAAGAGAAGGAATGGAAAGAGCAGATGGAATTACAAACATCAGCTCCCCTCAGAGCTCCTAGTTCAGATGAAGACATTGAAGCATGGGCAGAGAAGTACCCAGACGTAGCAGCTATAGTAGAAACTATTGCATCTAAGAAAGCAGATGAGAAGTTTGCTGTAGCAGAAGAAAGACTACGTGAGTACGATGAAGCAGCTTATGAAGTAGAAAGAACTAAAGCAGAAACAACTATTCGTAAATCACATTCAGACTTTGACGAGTTAAGAGACTCAGATAAGTTTCACGATTGGGTAGAAGACCAACCTAAATGGGTACGTGATGCCTTATATGAGAACTCAGATGATGCAGCTAGTGTTGTAAGAGTTATTGACTTGTATAAAGTAGACAACAACATGACCCCTTCAGCTAAAAAGAAAGCCAACAAAGATGCAGCTAAGACTGTAACTAAACGTGGTACACCTGCTGTAGATAGTGATGGTGCTAACCAAATGATTAAAGAATCTCAGGTATCTAAAATGACTGATAAACAGTTTGAGGATAACTACGATAAAATACAAGCAGCTATGGCCTCTGGTAAGTTCGTCTATGACGTAACAGGCAAAGCTCGTTAATACCTACATACTTAATTAAGTGCTTGACAGACAAGTACAAGTATGGTATAACTGTTGATGTCCTGCTAGACCTATATGTAAGGTTAGTCAGGGCATCTTCATAGGCTCATATTGAGTCATAGAACACTAATAAATCTTTAAGAATTACCTGACAATAAAGGCCCGATTAGTAAGACTGGCAAGTTGACCTAAGAGCACCCTTGAAAACTCAGCCCCTTATCCAGATTGTTTTAGGTTCATTTAACCGAGATACATTTAAGTATCTTATTTATTAAGCCAATCATCATAAAGGATATTAATCATGGCTTTTGCATCAGCATCAGGTTACACAAACCTACCGAATGGTAACTTTTCTTCAGTTATCTATTCCAAGAAAGTACAACTTGCTTTCCGTAAGTCCACAGTTTGTGGCGACATTACTAACTCTGACTATTTCGGTGAAATAGCTTCTCAAGGTGATACAGTTAAAATTATCAAAGAACCTGAGGTAAGCGTTTCAGCGTACAAGCGTGGCACAACTATTGCTGCACAAGATTTAGCAGATACAGACTTCTCATTAGTTGTAGATAAAGCAAACTACTTTGCATTTAAAATCGACGATATCGAAGAAGCACACTCTCACGTTAATTTCATGGACATGGCTACAAACCGTGCGGCTTTCCGCTTGGCTGATCAGCATGACCAAGAAGTATTGGGTTACTTAAGTGGTTACAAGCAAGCTGCTTTACATGCTAACGCAGCTGCAGTTAACGACCAAGTAAATGGTACTAAAGCTGACTCAGCGGCAGGTACAGACGAATTACTTGCGTCTAACAAGTTGAAAAAAGGTGACTTCGGTAACATTACTACAACTTCAGCAGGTGATCATGCGATTCCAGTTGCAGCTCGTTTACCAGGAGCAACTGCTCTACCAACAGCCTATGTATCACCAGCAATGTTGATTTCACGTATGGGCCGTTTGTTAGATCAAAAACAAGTAGACACTGCAGGTAGATGGCTTGTACTCGACCCTATCATGATGGAAATCCTTCGTGATGAAGATTCACGTTTGTTTAACGCAGACTTCGGTGAGTCAGGTGGATTACGAAACGGTCTAGTCTTGAACAACTTCCACGGTTTCCGTGTATATACTTCAAGTAACTTACCAGCAGTAGGTACTGGCGCAGGTACAACAGGTACAGCTAACCAAAATGCTAACTACGGTGTTATCGTAGCTGGACATGACTCAGCAGTAGCAACTGCAGAGCAAATCAACAAAACAGAGACTTACCGTGACCCAGATTCATTCGCTGACATCTGCCGTGGTATGCACTTATACGGACGTAAGATTTTACGCCCAGAAGCGTTGGTAACAGCTAAATACAACTTAGCATAAACTAAACGAATACAGGGAGTCCCAATTCTGGGGCTCTCTATTTACTTTCTAATACCATTAAAAGAGGAAATACATTATGGCTTTTATCGCTGATACCGTGTTTGATAATGGGCTTACAGTAGTAGATACTAACGGTACTCGTTTAGATATCTGTTCAGCTGAGCCAACTACTTACGCACAAGCAACTTCAACTTTAACACTTGGTAACGATACAGTTAACACAGGTGCTCCTGAAAATGGTGCAACTGATGGTCGACGTGTAATCGTTCCTGCTATTACTGCAGGTACTGTAACAGGTACAGGTACTGCAGCTTTCTGGGCATTGACTAACGGCTCAAACACACTATACGCAACTGGTTCTTTGAGTGCTTCTCAAGCTGTTACTACTGGTAACACTTTCTCATTAGACGCAGTTTCTATCACTATCCGTGACGCTTAGTAGGCGTTAGTAGATATGGCTGATCACAACTTACAAGCAAGTGCTCCTAATCAGGCACTCTATGGTACAGATACTTATGGTTCTGGAACATATGATACCCCTGGTATTGTTACAACGTCTGAGGTCAGCCAACCTGCTTTTCATAAAAACCTTCAAGCATCTAATACCAACTTATATGGTAGTGCCCGTTATAATGACGATGTCTACGGTGAATCTCGCCGTATATTTACACGTACTGAAGTATCATCACCTGCAATAGGTCAAGTTCTTCTAGCAGACGATGCGATATCTCAATCAGAGTTTTCATCACCAGTTATAGCTCAATATCAGACTATACTAGCTGACGACACAATAACACAGCAACCATCTGAAGTTACAACAGCTGCATTCAGTGAATTGAATATATTCACAGCTGTAAGTGTAGAGACTTCTACATCTGAAGTAAATATTCCATCAGTAGATGAGAATAATATACTAGACCCTGCAGGGGCTATGTCTTCTACTACTTTAACTGTACCAGTTATTAGACAGTACCATACTATACTTGCAGACGATTTAAGCTCTGTAACAGAAATAACAGAGCCTGTAATAACACAACTTCATCCATTCAACTCAGTTAGTTTGGTATCAGATACAGAAATAACAGTACCTGTCTTTAGTGAATTAAACATATTTACTAATATACCTAATCAACACATTTCTACTACAGAAGTGACAGTTCCTGGTTTTGCACAAGTAGAAACTTTAGAAGCTCCTGATTTAAACTCAGTAACAGAAGTAACTAATCCAGTATTTACTCGGATAGACTACCAATTTACACCAGATGACATCGAAACAGTATCAGAAGCACCAACTGTAGGAGTTTCAGAAAGTAATGCACTAGGTGCAACACCTGTAAACACCCCTACGTCTGTAGTGTCATCCCCAGATGTAGATGAATTAAATATACTTGATGCTACTGATCTTAGCTCCTCTACTACTTTAACTGTAGCAGGGGTATCTGAGCATAACATATTCTTAGCTAACAGTACTGAAGCACCTAGCTTAATTACTGAACCAGTTATAAAACAGTTAGAAGTTTTATCTTCTTCTAGTGTAGAGTCTGATACAGATGCACAAACAGTAACAGCCGTAATTAAAGTTAACTTTATATCGGTAGAAACTAAGTCTGACCCAGAGGTCTCAGCCCCTATTATAAGACAAGCTCAAGAAATACTAGTAGTAAGCACAGAATCTACACCAGAAGTAACAACAAATAATATTAATCAATCACAGACTCTTGAAGCTGTAGACACAAGCTCTGTAGTTTCTCTTGCACCAAGACCTGTTGTAATAGATTTAAAACCTATTGAACAAGACACAACTAGAACATTGTTAGTACCTTCTGAATCAAGAATAACAATAGTAGGGAGAGCCGCATAATGAAATGGCCTATCAAAGACCCAAGTGAAATACTAGACTACTCAATAGATTGGTCAAGATTCCTGGAAGGGTCAGTAATACAGTCAGTACAGTGGTTTATAAAAGACGCAAACGGAGTTAAGACACAAGTATCTCAATCAGACACCGTAAATGGTCTAACACTTTTTTCTCAAGTAAGCACTAATACAG